AGGCAGTACCAGCTACTCTAGAGGAAATCCTTACTAAAGTAATGGAATCACTACAACCTAAATTTGAAGAGTTACAAGCTAAATTTGACGAAATGGCTATCGCTCATTCAAATATGAAAGAGACTCTTTCAAGTGTATCAAAAAAAGCAACAGTACACAAACCAGCAGATACTAAAGTAAATTTAGGGAAAGCGAATACTGGAAAGAACATCTCTAATACAGAGGCCAGAATAATGGCAGCATTGTCAAAATAATTAATTAAAAATAAAATTTAAAAAAATAAACAAATGGCAAATTCAATTTCAAATCAAGCAGTTCGTGAAAGAAGACAAACGAATGTATTAACAACAACACAAAGTATTTCAGAGGGTGGAAGTACTAAAGACTATTCTATTGCTACTGATGCGTTAGTAATCACTTTACCAGCAATTACTGCTGATAATTTAGGATTGGAATATACATTCCGTAATACTGGAGCAGATGGAAACAATATTATTACATTATCTCCAGCAGCAACAGATGGAATTAACGGTGGTTTCCCTTTCGTAACTGGATCAACTGCTTCTATGAACAGAGCAAGTGGAACTGTAAACAAAGATTTCATCAATACCAAAGCAACTAGTAAAAGAGGTGACTTTGTTACAATCAAAGCGGTGGCATTAACTGCTTGGTACATTCAAGGTGGTCAAGGAGTTTGGGCATCAGAAGCATAATTAATTAATTTAAAAAAATAAAATAAAATGAAAAATACACAATTAAGTACGGTAAACACAATTAACACAACTTATGCTGGTGAGTTTGCTGGAAAATATATTTCGGCAGCGATTTTATCTGCAAACACAATCGCAAACGGTGGTGTTACAATAAGACCAAACGTAAAATACAAAGAAGTATTAAAGACTGTAACAAGTTCAAACATTATTCAAGATGCAACTTGTGATTTTGACGATACTGGAGTAGTAACACTTGCTGAGAAAGTTTTAACAGTAGCAGAAAAACAAGTAAATTTGCAATTATGCAAGACTCCATTTGAGAGCGATTGGTCTGCGATTGAAATGGGCTATTCTGCCTTTGATGTAATGCCAGCAAGTTTCTCTGATTTCTTTATTGCAAAAATATTGAAAGATGTAGCTTTGAATACTGAGAACTTTTTATGGAATGCTACAAACGGATTTCCTAAATTGTTAGTTGATGACGGAGCAATTAAAGAAACTTCTGCAGCGGTTGATTCAACTACAGTTATTGCACAAATGAAAGCGGTTGTTGCAAAATTACCAGCTGCATTATATGGCAAAGAAGATTTGAGATTATTTGTTTCTCAAAAAGTAGCTAAAGCATACATCTCTGCATTGGGTGGATTTGGTGCATCTGGATTGGGTTCAAATGGTTTCGCAAATCAAGGGACAACTTGGTACACAAACGGAACTGCATTGACTTTTGAAGGAATCCAAATATTTGTTGCAAACGGATTAAACTTGGTTGATTCTGGAAACTCTATGGTATTAACAACTATTGAAAATCTTTACTTCGGAACTGGTTTATTAGATGATTACAACCTAGTAAAAACAATAGATATGCAAGACATTGACGGATCAAAAAATGTTAGATTTGTAATGAGATGGACGCAAGGTCTTCAAATTGGATTTGGTGCTGATTCAGTAGTATTCTCATCACTATAATATTTATATAGAGAGGGATTAATTTCCCTCTTTATTTTATTAACTTTTAAATAAAAAAATTATGAGTACTTGCTTAATGGCTACGGGCCGGAAGTTACCGTGTAAAGATGTAGTAGGAGGAATCAAAAACATTTGGTTTGCTGACTATGGTACATTGGGAACTTTGACAATAACTGCTGGGACACTTACTGCTATAACTGGAGCTGGAACAAACTTTTACAAATACGAAGTAAAAGGAGGAAATAATTTAGAGCAGACTATTACGTCAAGTGACGAAAATGGAACTACTTTTTATGCTCAGACACTTACTGCGGTATTAACAAAAATAGATGTTGCAACACAAGTTGAATTGCAAAAAATGGTATCTCAAAGACCTCACGTTTTTGTAGAGGACAATAACGGAAATTATTTTGCAGTTGGATTAACTAGAGGTTGTAATGTAAACGGGACAGTTTCAACTGGAACTGCATTAGGAGATATGAATGGAACGACTTTGACAGTTACTGCCGAAGAGCCTATCCTTGCACCTTTTGTAACATCAACAGTAGTTACTACACGTTCATCTGCAACACAGATAGCACCGTAATAAAAGCAGTCTATAGAGGTTTATACGGTAACAGAAAGGGAGTGATTAGTTTCACTCCTTTTTTATTTACAAAAAAAAATAAAAATACGTTATATAACTATGACAGTGGTAAACCAAAATAACGCATCTCAAAGATTTATAACTATCCCTAGAAACTACATAGAGGGGGAAACTTTAACTTTAAAAGTCAGAGACGAGCAGAAAAATACAGTTTTTACTTTCTCGCCTACAAATGTATATCCAAATGTTTACGATTTAGTTTACATAGACTGCAACTTGAATTGTTTATATGAGGGCGGATTCTTTGAATTAAGCGTCTTAAATGCATCGAGTGATGTATTATATAAGGACAGACTTTTTTCGACTAACCAGAGTGCTGAAAACTACTCTATAAACAATGGTAATTTTATTACTCTGAATACAAATAACAACGATTATATCGTACTTCAATAATATGAGAAAAAAAATAGAAATAAAACCTAAAAATACCGGTATTGGAATTGTCAATCTAGCAACCTATACAAGTCCTAGAATTATAGAAGTAAAGAATCAAGAGTGGGTTTCTTATGGAGACGATAATAATTACTTTGGATATATTCAAGACCGTATAAATGGAAGTCCAACTAATAACGCAATCGTAAACGGAATTAGTCAAATGATATTCGGTCAAGGATTGGATGCTTCAGATGCTCAAATTAAACCAGAAGACTTTGCACAAGCGATGTTATTATTTGACGATAGCACAACCGAGAGACTTTGTTACGATTTAAAAGCTATGGGGCAGTGTGCTATACAAGTTGTTTATTCAATAGATAGAACTCGAATAGTAGAATGTAACCATTGGCCTATAGAAACTTTAAGAAGTGGTAAATGTAACGAGGACGGAGAGGTTGAGTTTTATTTTTATGCAGACGATTGGACTAAAGTAACTAGACAGAATCCTCCAAAACCAATAGCAGCATTTGGTACAAGTGAAGAGAGCGAAGAGATACTTTATATTAAACCTTATAAAACTGGATTCTATTATTATAGTCCTCCGGATTGGCAAGGAGGTTTACAATACTGCGAACTAGAGGAAGAGATAAGCAACTACCATTTAAACAATATAATGAATGGACTTGCACCTTCTATGTTAATCAATTTTAATAATGGAACTCCAACAGAGGACGAGCAAAGAAATATCGAAAGAGCCATAACACAAAAATTCTCTGGTACTTCAAACGCTGGTAGATTTATACTTTCGTTTAATGATTCAAATGATTACGGTGCTACAATAACTCCGGTCCAGTTAAGCGATGCTCATAATCAATACCAGTTTTTAAGTGACGAAAGTATGCGTAAAATAATGGTATCACATAGAGTTATTTCTCCTTTACTTTTGGGTATTAAAGATAACACCGGATTTGGTAGTAATGCAGACGAATTACAGACGGCAACTATCTTAATGCAAAATACAGTTATAAAACCATTTCAAAACTTAATAATAAAAGAGTTAAATAACATATTAGCTTATAACGGAATCACTTTAGATTTATACTTTAAAACTTTACAGCCTTTAGACGCAGTAAACGACTTGACTATAACTGAAAAATCAAACACAATTATAGACGGAATAAACTCTTTAAGTCCTTTGGTAGCAAATAAAGTACTTGAGTCTATGACTGCTGACGAAATACGCTCTTTAGTAGGTTTAAAAGCAACAATACAACAAGTAGCACCAGTACAAACTTTAAGCGATGAACACGAATGTTTTGATATTAATTCTTTTGACGGAGAGGTAGTTTCTGAGGAGTGGGAATTGGTAGATAAAAGAGAGTTTGACGACAATAATTCAAGTATTGAAGACTGGGTAAAGCAACATATTACACCAAAAAAAGACACAAAGCTAGGAGGATTTATAAATAGCAGTCCAAGTCAAGCAAGTTATTTAGATAAAGACATTTATAAAGTGCGTTATGAGTATGCAGAAAAATACAATAGTTTAAACTCAAGAGAATTCTGCGTAAATATGATGGCACGTACAAACAACGGAGTGGTATATCGCAAAGAGGATATAGACCAAGCCAGTTTTCAAGGGGTAAATAATGAGTTTGGACACAAGGGCGAGAATTACTCTCTATTTAGATTTAAGGGCGGAGTTAATTGTGGCCATTTTTGGAATGAGAATCTTTACAGATTAAAAACTAAAACAGACGGAACTCCATACGCAGACAAATCTTTAGCATCAAGCGAAGAGGTTGCAAGTATAGAGGGGTACAATCCAACTCCAGCCGGTTTTATTGATTCAAAAATTGCACCTATAGATATGCCTAATAACGGACATCACCCAAATTATAAAGGATAATATGCCAACTATTTTATTCATAACACAGACAGACCTAAAAGCAAATACTATCCTTAACGGAAATGTAGATGCTGATTTGTTTATGCAGTTTATTAAAATTGCTCAACAGATGCACGTACAAAACTATCTAGGTACAAAGTTATACGATGCTATTACAACTAAAATAAATACTTCGACATTAACTGGAGATTATTTAAACTTGGTAAAAGATTACGTGCAACCTATGTTGATTCATTTTGCTATGATTGATTATTTGCCATTCGCGAATTACCAAATAAGAAACGGAGGAGTATTTAAACATCGTAGTGAGAACTCCGAAACACCAAGTAAAGAAGAGTTAGACATATTAGTCCAAAAGCATAGAACTTTTGCAGACTTTTACGCTACTAGATTTATAGATTATATGGGTATAAACGCAGCAGCTAAATTTCCAGAATACTGGACTAATAGGGACAGCGATATGTATCCAGACCAAAAAGCTAATCCTTGTAATTGGGTACTATGAAAGAGCCGAAAAATAAGTTTATCGCCTATAAGATAAAGAAAGAAAACTTACAGAAAGTTAAGAAATACTTAAGCAAACAAATTAATAAGAAATGAGTTATAATTTTACACATATAAAGGGAGATACATTCGAGGCCGTTAATTTTGCTTTGCTAAAAAATAATGTAGTTATTAATCTTACCGGTGCAACAATTAGAATGCAGTTAAGAAACGAATGCGGAGGCCTTATTGCATTATCTTTGACATCTGTAGCAAGTGCTGGTATTACAATTACTAACGCTGCTGGAGGCTTATTTAGAATAAACAAACAGATTATAAATATAGCATCTGGGAATTACTTATATGATTTGGAAATCTTATTTTCAGACGGAACTATTAAGACTTGGTTAAGTGGAGAATTTTTAATCGAATGCGATATAACTAGATAAGATGCCAGATACAATAGACATAAATATTAGTCCAGTAATAGAAACGGTTGCATTAACTATTCAACCTAACTTAACTACTATAAACGTAAACACAATTACGGGAGGAGGAGGAGCTGTTACTTCTGTAAATACTTTAGTAGGAGACGTAGTTTTAAACCAAGATAATATACTTGACGGAACTACAAACAAACAATATTCACTAACAGAAAAAAATAAACTTGCTGGAATAGCTGCTGGAGCAGAAGTAAATGTAAACGCAGACTGGAACGCAGTTAGTGGAGACGCTCAAATATTAAATAAACCTAGCATACCAGCAGCAGTAACACAAACAAGCCAGTTAACTAATAACGGAGCAGACGGAGTTAATCCTTTTATAACTGCTTTAGACATACCAACTGCTGGTACAGCATCAACAATAGTGAGAGAGGTTAAGAATATGACTGGTGCAACCTTAACAAAGGGAACGGTAGTTTATATTAGTGGTGCAAATGGAAACAAAGCACTAGTTTCAAAAGCACTAGCTACAACAGATGCATTAAGTTCACGTACATTTGGTTTATTGCAGTCCGACATTTTAAACAATGGATTAGGAAATTGTGTTATTATTGGTGATTTAAGCGGATTAAATACTTCTGCATTTACAGAGGGAGCGCAATTATATTTGAGTGGAGTTACTGCTGGTACATTTACAGAGACAAAAATACTAGCACCAACTCATTTAGTTTATGTAGGTAAAGTTACAAGAGTACATCCAACACAAGGACAAATTGAAGTAGGTATACAAAACGGATATGAATTATCAGAGATTCACGATGTTGCTATAAATGGAATTGCAGACAAACAATTATTATCTTATGAAAGTTCGACATCACTTTGGAAAAATAAAAATTTAAACCAAATAGTTTCTGAAAGGAGAAACGCTAATAATTCAGCAAACAATAATATCAACTATTGTGGAACTGCTGCGAATGGAAGTGCAGAAAGTTCAGCAGTATGGACAATAACAAGATTAACAATAACTGCAAGTGGCTCAATAACTACTGCAACTGCTACAAACGTAGCTTGGACAAATAGAGAATCAGCAACTTATATATAAAAAATAAAAATTATGCCAATTACAAGTACAAATCCAATCGAAGTAGATGGAATTATTTACCCATACTATTTAGTAAATTTAGCAATATCACCTTTAGTTAAGCCAACTGATATAGGTGCAAGTGTTGCTATGCGTTTAACACCTTATAGAGTTTTAGATGATGGTAGTTCAGTAAGTTTACCGGACAATTCAATTCCTATTACTTATATGGATGTTTTTGATAGTGGGGATACAGACGCTATAAATGCAGCAGCAACAATTATGGGTGCATTGCAAACTTTTATTAACGATAAAAACCTTTAATTATGGCATTAAGATATGCAGTAGCAAATGGTAACTGGAATAATACAGCTACTTGGGATGGTGGTACTTTACCAACGGCAGCAGACGATGTATTCTCTAATAACTTTACTGTTACTATAAATGGTACGTTTACAGTTTTATCAATTAGAAATACATCAAATGCAGCAGCTCCTACTATTGCAGCCGGTGGACAATTTATTTATGCAAATGGTGGTAATTTAACTTGTACCGCTGCTCAAGCTATTTTTGTTGGCTCAACTACTCCAACACTTGAAATGACTTTAGCAAGTGGAAATACTGCTACTTTTAATGGTAGTGTTTTAACAATGACAAATACAAATACTTATATAGCTATTAGGCATTCAAGTACTGGAACTTTGAATTTAAATGGAAATTTTACAATAGATGGAAGTCAAGGTAGGAGTTTAATATCAGTAACTTCAACCGGAACTCTTAATATTGTAGGAGATGTTTCATCTACTGCTACTGGTCCTAATGCTACTATTGTTGCTATATTAATGACTACTGCTGGAACTATAAATATTACTGGAAATGTTACATCTTCAATTAATACTCTATTAGCATCATCTGCTATTAACATAAGTTCTGGAACTATAAATATAACTGGAAATACAACTGCAAACGTAACACCAGCAGTTTATTTGGCGGGAGCAGTTACTTATAATCAAATAGGAAATGTAAATGCATCAACAGTACAGCCAGCTATTTTTAATGTTACAACTGCTGCAACAATTTCTGTTACTGGAATAGTTACTGCTGGAAGTGGAGCGCCAGCGATATATTCATCGTTTGCTTTAACAAGTAATTATTCATCTGGTACTTATGTAAAGGTTAGTGGAAACGTAGTTAATTCAACTAATAATATGGCTATTGTAGCACCAAGAGTAGCAATAGATACAAATACTTCAAGTTGGTTATATCAAATAAGTACGGGTGGAAATAGAATCCTTTATGCTGCTGGAGTAGCTTTAGGAAATCCAGCTACAACAAATGTAAGATTTGGAACTACTTATGGTGCATCAAACGAATTAACTGGAACATTAAGAGTACCAAGTGCTTCAAACGTATTGAGTGGAGTTTTAACTGATAATACAACTGGAACACTGCTTATGACACCAGCAGACTTTTGGAATTACTTAATAGCAAGTGGATTTACTGCTAATAGTATTGGCGACAGATTACAAAACGCTGCAACAGTAGCAACAACCGGAGGACAAATAGCAGCATATACAATATAAGATGAGCAAAGAGACTTTAGATAGATTATTAAATAAATGGATAAGCAGAAAGTTATTAGTATTTTTTGTAGCTTGTGTAGGTTTATTTTTAACTAAAATAACATCCGGAGATTGGGTAGTAATTGCTACTGCTTATATAGGCATTCAAGGATTTACAGACATTGTTGCAAAATTAAAAACATAATATAAATATGATTCCTCAATCCTTTAAAATCTACACTTTGAATACTGCATCGATGCTAATTTCATTCAGTAATATAGAGCAAACATTAAAAATAACTCTATTGACTGTATCTATAGTCTATACAATTATACAAACGATTAAACTATTAAATAAAAAAGATGACACAAATAAGTAAACATTTAACTCTAGAGGAGTTAACCTATTCAGAAACTGCAATAAAATTAGGCATCGTTAATGTACCTAATCAATTACAAACTGAAAATTTAAAGACTTTAGCTTTAAAAGTATTCGAGCCAGTACGTGAGCATTTTGCAGTGCCTATACATATCTCCTCCGGTTACAGAATAATGAATCTTAACCAAGCACTTAAAGGAAGCATAACTAGCCAACATTGTAGAGGAGAAGCTATCGACATCGATATGAAAGGCGATAAGGTTACCAATGCTCAAATATTTCACTGGATTAAAGATAACTTGAAGTATGATCAGTTAATTTGGGAGTTTGGAGACAATAAAAATCCTAATTGGGTACACGTATCTTATACGAAAGAAAACAGACAACAAACTTTGAGAGCAGTAAAACTTAACGGCAGAACTCAATACGAGAAGTTTTAAGCAACTAAAATACTTTTTTTGTATACTTATATAGTTTTTAAATTATCGTCCTTTAAAACACTTTAAATTGATTAATTATGATAATAGCACTTTTACTTGTATTAACTTTATTCCTAGTGATTAATTTTGCAAACTGCGATTTAGTAATTGCACCGATAAAAGGTTTGATGTTTGGAGCATTATATAACGATGAAATATTTGACGAAGAGACAGAGCATACTATCCAAGTATTGTTCTTTTTTTTATCAATTAATTTTATTTGGAGTACATTCGAGGAATAAATTTAGTAAGAATTTTGTTACTCTGTTAAGTCTTATAAAATAAGGGATTTTTCGCTAGTTTAAAGAAAAAGAAAAAGTAAGGTCAATATACCTTTATTAAAAATTTGTTGATAAAATACCCTTTAAAATCGATTTTAGCGTTTTTCTGTAGAGATTTACATTAAATAACTAAAAATAAAACTATGTCTAAATATCAAGAATTACACAGTAAAATTTTACCATTAATACAATCTAATTTTAATAATACAGACATCGCAAGGGAGTTAATTCCGGAGGGAGATTATACCGAAATTGAAAATTTAAGGAAGTACATAGGTAAAATTAAGACTAGAGATTTAGAAAATTTAGAGCCGTACACATTTGGAAATAAAAATAACATTTTAATAATTGGAGACTTACACGCACCATTTAATTTGCCAGACTATTTAGAATTTTGTCTTGAGCAACAAAAAAAGTTCAAATGTGGTACTGTAGTTTTTATCGGAGACGTAATCGATAATCACTATTCAAGTTATCACGAGAGTGATCCAGACGGAATGAGTGCCGGAGATGAATTGGATATTGCGATTTGCGAATTGCAAAAGTATTACAGAGTATTTCCAGAGGCAAGTGTAATAATTGGCAATCACGACAGATTAGTATATCGTAAGGCATTCTCTGGAGGAGTTTCTAAACGTTGGATAAAAGAGTACAAAGACGTTTTAAAAGTACCAAACTGGAATTTTGTAGAAAGTCTAGATTTATTTGATGTAAATATTAATCACGGAGAAGGAGGTACTGCCAGAATGAAAATGAAAAAAGAATTACAGAGCCAAATACAAGGGCATTTACATTCTGATTTATATGTTGATTATATAGTAGGTAAGAATTTTAGAATCTTTGGAATGCAAGTAGGATGCGGGATTGATTTTAAGAGTTATGCTATGGCCTATGGTAAGAACTTTAAAAAACCGGCAATCGGATGTGGAGTACTTTTGAATAAGGGAACGTTGCCAATAGTAGTGCCAATGCATTTATAAACATTTTTAGTAAATAAGTTATTTATTGTTATTTGAAATATCTTTTTATATTTGGGGCATCAATCGGACTCAACCTATTGATTTAGGTTTTGACCGGTTATCAAAACAAACCCTACAAGAATGAGTCCCTTGATAGGGTTTTTTGTTACCTAAACAAATCGACATAAGGAATTAAGGGGAAGATTACAACAATTTGACTTATGTTTAAAGCACTAAAATGGGCTTCTAGTGGTGCAACTGTGAACGAAACTGCAACGGTCTAACGAAGTAGAATCAAACAGAGAGTAAAGGAATGATTGAAAAATTATCATTTCTGGATTAAGACTAACGTACTTATTCCCTAAGGCTTCCTCTGTTTACTCACTAGCTCT